GACCGGATCGTCATCGCGATTGACCCGCCGACGACCTCCGGCCCGCGCGCGGATGCTTGCGGGATTGTTGTCGCGGGACGCGCAGACGACCTGATTTACGTGCTGGAGGATGCGAGTTTCCACCGTGCCGCGCCCGCAGATTGGGCCGACCGGGCGGTCGCGCTCTACCACCATTACCGTGCAGATGCGATCATCGCAGAGGTCAATCAGGGCGGCGAAATGGTCGAGGCTTGCCTCGCGCAGGTCGACCCAAACGTCCCCGTCCTGACGCGCCACACAAACCGGAACAAGCGCAGCCGCGCTGAACCCGTCGCCCAAGCCTATCGCCGCGGCAAAGTCCGCCACGCGGGGCGCTTTGATACCTTGGAGGCGGAAATGTGCCTCATGGGCACGGACAGCCTGCGCCATTCGCCCGACCGTGCGGATGCGCTGGTTTGGGCCGTGGGGGAATTGATGCGCCCCTCAGAGGCAAGGCCGCGTGTCAGAGTCTTATAGGTCAAGTAATCTGCTTTATGTATCCACTTGCCAGAGCCCATATTCGATGCCGTCGAGCATATAGATTGCGATTTCGCCGCGACCCGGGATTGTCATTGAAGGAAGTGCGATATCCGCGCCGAGTTCCGCGATAGCTTCGACTTTTTCCGACAGATTTTTCGTCAGGAAATAGGGACGGATAATCGGTTTTTCACCGTCATGCATGGGCGCGCGTACACCGATGGACTCACCCGTTCGGGTGGTTGCGACACGAGCATTTCCCAGTTCCGCGACAGCGTTTCCAAATTCTAGGTTCTGTGTCAGTTCCAAAATCGCGATCTCTTTTTCAACGTTCTGTGTGATGATTTCTAAGTAATGAATATTCACGAAGTTCCTCCTTGAGATAGATTTGCAGGAGTGAGTTTAACAGATGCATGCTTTTTGTCAGCCTTATGAAGGTTTTTAACGAACAGTTCGACTGGGCTCTTTAAGCGAGGCAAGTCATATTCTAGGCCGTGGACATGGAAACAGTGATCCTTGTAACCCTCGCCGTCTTCGCGTTCCTTATCTATCTCGGCACGCGCCGCAAGCCTTTCACGCCGCCTGCCGTTTCTCCGATCACGGACCGGACTCTGGACGCATTCGAGGCCGCGCCGTCGCTTTGGGTGAACGGGGCGGAGGCGGCGTTTTTTGGCGTTCTCTCACGCCATCTCCCACGCGGTTATCACCTGCACGGTAAAGTCCGGTTGGAGGACATTATCCGCGTGAAACGGAACGTCTCGGAGAAGATGCGGTGGACATTGCGCGGGCGGGTGAAATCGCGTCATGTGGACTATCTGATTACGGATAGCACGGGACGTTCGGTCCTTGCGATTGAACTGGACGGGGCGGCGCATGATCCGAAAAATCCGTCAGAGGCGGACCGCGTGAAGACCGCGCTTTTCGCAGCGACGAACATCCCGCTGCGCCGCGTGCGGGTCGGCGAGGATTTTCACCTTATTGCCGCCACAATCGCGACTGAATTAAAGCGTTCTTAACCACGTTGGTCTTGTGTAAGGCCAAGGCGTTTAGGGGAATTGAGTCGTGTTCGGATTATTCAAATCTAAGAAGAAAAAATCGTTGGAAGCGGAACTGGCCAATACGGATGCCAAACTCGCCCTGCTGAATGCGCAACTCGCCGCGCAGATGGTAAAGCTTGCGGGACAGACCAATGATCTTGGTCCTCTCTCGCAAGCGGAAGAAGCGCTCTCCGCCACGCGCCGCTATTACGAGTATGAGGACACACCCGCTGAAATCTGCCTCGTGCAGGTCGCCCTGGGGGATATGTTCATGCGCCTGGGTAAATCCAAGAATGAGAAGCCGGCCTTTGAACGCGCACAGACGGCCTATCGCACCGCGATTACACTGGCCTCTATGCAGGGCGATGAGCCGTTGCGCCGTGAGTTGCGCGACAAGATGAAGATCGCGGATTCGCTGCTCGGCAAACGCCCCAAAACGCCGTCTTTGTTTAAGGTGGCATAGCCCCTAGCTTGCTCTTAAAAACTACGTCCACGTTTAAGAGGTTGTGAGACGTCAATGATTTCAATGACTTGATGCTATTTTCAAGAGAATGATCCGCACCTAACCCAACCGGCCCTATAAAACACCCATCGACGCAATTCCCGTCTTCGACTGTTTTAAAGGTCTCCCCACATGTTCAAAACTTTTCGTCGCTCCGGCGACCCCATTGTCGTGCCAGAAAGTAAGGCTGCACGCCCCCTGATTGTTCACCAACTCCGCGCCGCCAGTGCTGGCACCGCGCGCGATTACGGCGCGCTCTGCCGCGAAGGCTTTGCCCGCAATCCGGTGGCGCATCGTTGCGTTCGCCTGATTGCGGAGTCTGCGGCGTCCGTCCCGCTGCGTACATCTGACGGGAATATGGCGCGGGTATTGAACCGCGGCTTGCCGGGGGTGAGCGCGGTCGAGACGTTTGAGGCCTTTTACGGGTACTTGCAAGTTGGCGGGAATGCGTTTTTTGAAGCCGTCTTGGGTGCAGATGAGCCCATCGCCCTAATCGCCCATCGTCCCGACACGCTAAAAATGGGAACGGACGCACAAGGCCGCGCGACGGGGTGGGAACATAAGCGCGATGGCGTCACGCGAACATTCCCCCGCGATGCAGCGACGAGGCGCTGCGTCCTCCATCATATGCGCCTGTTCAATCCGGCGGATGAGTGTCACGGGCTGTCGCCCCTCGCGGCGGCGGCCTCTGCCGTGGAACTCCATAATCGCGGCGGGGTTTGGGCCAAGGCGTTACTGGATAATTCCGCGCGGCCGAGCGGGGCATTAATCCATGCGCCGAAATCAGGCGAGCGCCTGACCGATGATCAGTTCGAGCGGTTGAAACAGGAATTGGAAAGCAACTTCTCCGGACCTGCCGCCGCAGGTCGTCCGATGGTGCTGGAGGGTGGCTTGGACTGGAAGACGCTGGCCCTGTCGCCGTCCGACATGGATTTCACGGAACTTCGCCGCGAAGCCGCCCGCGATATCGCGCTGGCCTTTGGCGTGCCGCCTATGTTGCTCGGCATTCCCGGCGACAATACTTACGCCAATTACCGCGAGGCGAACCAGGCCTTCTGGCGGCAGACGATCATCCCACTGGTCAGTAAGACCGCGACGGGGTTGCAGGGCTGGCTCTCGGCTTTCTTTGGTGATGACCTGACAATCGCGCCGGACCTCGACCGGGTGCCTGCACTGGCCGAAGAACGCGCCGTGCTGTGGAAGCGCTTGTCCGAGGCGACATTCGTGACCGAGGCAGAGGCGCGGGAAATTGCCGGGCTGGAAACCGAAACCGGGGAGGGCGCGCGATGAATATTCATCCCATCCCCGACCCCGTGCCCGTCTACCGCGCTTTTCAACTGGACCGAACGGTCACAATTGGATTGATATTCACAGTTCTCGCCCAGACGGGGGCTGGCCTGATCTGGGCCGGCTCTGCGGCGGCGCGTTTGGCGGCGTTGGAACAACAACATGCCGGAACGGCCGATATTTCCGAACGTCTCGCCCGGTTGGAGGGCCGCACGAGCGAAATGGCCAAGAGCCTGTCCCGCATAGAACGGGAGCTGCTCCGTGATGAATGACCTTAAAATCTCCGGCTATGCCAGTGTTTTCGGGCAAGTCGACCTGTCCGGAGACCGCGTGGCAAGGGGCGCATTTGCGGCCTCGCTGCTGGCGCGGCGGGAAAAACTGCCCATGCTCTTCGGGCACAAGACTGATACGCCGATTGGGGTGTGGGACCGTGTGGTTGAGGATCGTCATGGTCTCTTCGTCTCCGGGCGCATTCTGTCGGGCGCGAAACTCGCGGATCAGACCATTCGTCTTGTGCAGGAATATGCCGTGACCGGCTTATCCATCGGGTACAGAACCAATCGGTCCAATAAAACTACGGTTGGGCGCAATTTGCTCGACCTTGACCTTTGGGAAGTGTCCGTCGTCGCCTTCCCGATGCTGCGCTCTGCGCGGATCACTCAAATCGGCGACACCCTCAAAGATAACGCAAACCAACAAAGGAGACTTGCGTGACCCCTGACTTAGAAATGAAAATGACGCCCGAGCTGAAAAATGCCCAAGCCGATTTCGCCACCACCTTTGCCGCCTTCCGTGAGGCCAATGATGCGCGTTTGGCCGAGATTGAGGCCAAGTCATCCGCCGACCCGTTACTGGGCGCGAAGGTTGACCGCCTCAATGCCGCGCTGGATGCGCAGACGAAACGGATTGAAAACCTGACTATCTCCGGCGCCCGGCCCGGCTTTGCCCCGACCTCCGGCGTGGAAGCCAAATCGGCCTGGGATAGCTTCATCCGCACGGGTGATGCTTCTGCACTGGAAGGCAAATCCCTGTCCAGCGTGGACGGGGAGGGCGGCCTGATTGCGCCTGTTGAGACCGAGTCCCGTATCGATTCCGCGTTGCTGGAGACCTCGCCCATGCGCGGTCTTGCGACGGTGCGCACGATCGGGGCGACCGCATTCCGCAAACCGGTGGCGGCGTCTGGCGCGCAGTCCGGTTGGGCGGGCGAGACCGAGGCACGGGTCGAAACCGACGCGCCGCAACTCGAATTGCTCGATTTCCCGGCGGGCGAGCTCTACGCCATGCCCGCCGCGACGCAGGCCCTGCTGGATGACAGCGTCGCCGATGTCGATGCCTGGCTGGCCGATGAGGTCCGCGATGTCTTTGCGGCGCAGGAAACGGCGGCCTTTGTGAATGGCGACGGGGTGAACAAGCCGCGCGGCTTTCTGTCCTACACCTCCCGTCCCGATGGCTTGCAGAGCTTCGGCGAAATTGGCGAGATCCTGTCGGGTGAAGCGGGTGTGTTTGAAACGGATGACCTGCTCAACCTGCTCTATGCCCCCAATTCCCGCTACCGCACAAATGGCAGTTTCGTCATGAACCGCCGGACGATTAATGAAGTCCGGAAGTTCAAGGACACGGAAGGGAATTACATCTGGCGACCGTCGGAAGCGGCCGGCACGCCGTCCACATTGCTCGGCTACAATCTCGTCGAGATGGAGGACATGCCGGATGTCTCAACGGGAGAGGCCTGCGCCGCGTTCGGGGATTTCCGTCGAGGCTACCTGATTGCGGACCGTCAAGGCGTGCGCGTCTTGCGCGACCCGTATTCCGCCAAGCCTTATGTTCTGTTCTACACGACAAAACGTGTCGGCGGCGGCGTGCAGGACTTTGACGCGATCAAGGTTTTGAAAGCGGCTTAACGTGCATCACCTCTCCTCGGAGAGAGAAAATTATAAACCAAATTCAAGGCTCGCCATTTGGCGGGCCTTTTTCATTTCCACCTTGCGAGACCCTATGACCCTTACCGATCTCTCCCCGCCGCCCACCGGTCCCGTGACCCTTTCGGCGGCGAAAACTTTTCTGCGCGTTGACCATGACCATGAGGACGCGCTCATCACGGACCTCATCGACTCGGCGGCGCGGCAGATCGAGCCGCTCATTTGCGCCAGTCTTATCACCCGTCAACAGCTTCTGACCAAGCGCGTGCGGGGCGGTTGCGTCCATCTCAACCGCTATCCGGTGACCTCTGTCGAGGCCGTGCGGGTGGAGGGCGAGGATGTGGACTATACGGCCAATCTGAAAGCCCGCCCCGCCAGTTTCCGCATCGATGTGCCGGATGGCACGGTCTGCGAAATCGGATTTACGGCAGGGTACGGCACGGACCCGTCAGACATCCCGACACCCCTCAGACAGGCGCTCCTGCTCCTCGTCGCACATCTTTTTGAGCATCGGGAGGGCGATATTCCACCGCTGCCGCTGATGATCGGGGCGCTGCTGCAACCCTATCGCGGGGTGCGGCTATGATCGGGCATCTCAGAAAACGCGTCGGGCTCTACGTTCCGGAAACGGTGGCCGATGACCTCGGCGGGACCATCATAACATGGATGTTTCAACGCGGGCTCTGGGCGGCCATCCAACCCCGCGCCCTGTCCGAGACGCGAGAGAATGGACGGCTGGCCGTCACCCAGACCTATCTCGTCACCATTCGCTACCAGACGCATTTTCCGGACCGGGCGCGGCTCCTCTGGGGCGACCGCATCCTGCGTGTCGTCGCGGCGAGTGACCCCGATACGCGGGGCGAACGATTGCACCTGATCTGTGAGGAGGAAAAACAATGATGACTGATCATGCGGAAGCGCTGGCCAAAGCGGTGCACGCCGTCCTGCGCGACGATTTCCACGTGCAGGACAGTTTTGGAGACCCGCCGCGCCTCTATGACGCCGCGCCGGAAGATCCCGTTTTTCCCTATCTCACCTATGGCGCGATGCGGTCCGAGGATATTGGCGCGGACGATACACCGCTTTCTGCCCATCAAATGACGCTGCATGTTTGGTCGCGTTATGCGGGTCGGGCGGAGGTTCTGACCCTCATCCGCCGCGTGAGTGCGGCGCTGACCGCAGAGAAATTGACGGCTGTGGGCGAGATTTCCGTGCGCAGCGCCAATCCGATTTATTCCGACATTCTGCGTGCCCCGGACGGCTTTACCCGTCACGGCGTCTTGCGCGTGTCATTTACAGTTCAAGGAGACGCCACATGAGCGCGCAACGGGGCAGCCACATGCTGCTGAAAATAAAAGACGGCGCGGGATACGCGACCGTCGCCGGATTACGGACGAAGACCCTGCGCCTGAACGCGCGGCCCGTGGATGTGACGGATACGGCGTCGCAAGGGTGGAAGGAATTGCTCCCCGGCGCGGGCATCCGCACAGCGGAAATCTCCGGCACAGGCGTGTTCCGCGATGCGGGCTCGGACGTGCTTATCCGCGCGGCCTTTTTCGAGCAAGCAGTGCAGGACTGCCAATTCGTCATTCCCGATTTCGGGACAGTTACAGGTGCATTCCTCGTCACGGGCCTGTCCTATGCGGGCAGCTATAATGGCGAAGCGCAGTTTGAATTGAGCCTGTCCAGTGCGGGCGTCCCGGACTTTGCGCCGCTATGAGCGGGTTCCGTCCGGGGGACCGGATCGTGATGATTGACGGTGTGGAAACACGCCTGCGGCTCACCGTCTCGGCCTTGGCCCAGATCGCCGCGCTGACCGATACAGGCACGCCCGCCGCGCTGGCCCACCGGCTCCGTCAAGCCGGGCGCGAGACGGGATCAGGGGTGTGGCAGGCCATTCTCAAAGCCATCGCCACACCCCGACCGGCGGCGGAGATTTCCCCGTCGGATATGGGTCGGATCCTGCCCGACCTCACCGCCGT